TTACAGGATGCAGGCGCTGATAGCGTTTGCCACCTGAAACAGGTCCTTCTGCCCAATAAAGCCAAACTTGGCCTCATGGCCGTCCGCAAAGCAGACTGTCAGCTGGGACGCCTGCAGCGGATCGCCAAAACCCGCCGTCTGAATGCCATAGTGCAGCACCTTGCGGTAGGGCAGCACAAAAAGCTGCTGCCGCGTGCCCGTGACCCCCTGCATATCCACCATGATGATGCGGTGGCTGGTGAACACCACCTGATCGCGCACCGTCTTGTATGCGCCCACGATCTGCTCGCCCTCCAGCAGCAGGGCGTTAACATTTTTGCAGATATCCTTCTCCTGCAGGCGCATGAGGTTCTCCATCGGTTTATCGCGGAATTCCATTGTAGCGTTCCCCTTTCAGCGGTTTTATGGCTCTATTGTAGCATTTCCGCCGCCGGTTTGCAAGATGACTGCCCAGTGCAGGACAAAAAGAAAAGACCCGGACCGTTCAAGGTTCAGGTCTTTTGGAGCGGGTAATGGGAATCGAACCCACCTCCTCAGCTTGGAAGGCTGATATACTAGCCGATGTACTATACCCGCAATTGCAGAAAGAATTATACCATAACTTTCCGCAAATGTCCAGCATGAATTTAGCAGCTGCATAGCTGGGCAGACACAACAAAAAAGCACTGCACATTCCTGTGCAGTGCTTTTCTTTCTGGTGGAGCAATCAGGAGTCAAAACGAACATTTTGGCATCTGGCGAATCCCCTCCGTCTGGCGGATCTTCCCCGGTCTCCAGAGGAATCTCAACGCTGTTGTCCTTGCCCATAAAGGAAAAGACCAGCTTCAGACGGTTGTCATCGTAGATGTAGGCTGCGACAAGGAAGTCTTTGAAAAGTTCTGCCTGAACCTCCCTGTCGTGTATATCCTTGCTGCGAAGAATGTGGAGTTCGTCAATCAAATCTTCCCGATTGATTTTGACCACATCCCTCTTGGCTGCACTCAACTGGGCGGTCAGCTTTGAGTTCTCGGTCTCCAATTCAACCATCCGGCTGCGGGTGGCCTCTGTGATAATTCCCATCTCGATGGCTTTCAGCATATTCGAGGTGGCCTTTTTGTTTTCAGCCAGCTGCTGCTCCAGCGACTCGATCTGGAGGTCGTTGTCGTGCTTTTCCCAATACTGAACCGTCTGATCTGCCACCCACTCGATAACGTCATCGGTCAAGCAGTACATCTTGATGGCCTGCGCAATGGCCGGTTCGATGACATCCCGGCGCACGGCCTTTTTGTCGCAGGCGTGTTCCGTGCGCCGCTTCTGGCAGGTGTAATAGTAGTGCAGCTCTCCGTTCCTGCTGGTGCCGGATATCCCGGTCATGTAGCTGCCGCAGTGCCCGCAGCGCAGCTTCCCGGTCAGCAGGTAATCTTCTGCACCAACGCGGTGCCGGGTTCCAACCGGATTCTTTTTCATCCTCATGGCCTCCTGTACCTTGTACCACAATTCATCGCTCACAATGCGGGGAATCCCATCCACAATGCGGACGTTGCCGTAAATATAGATACCCTTGTAACGCTCGTTCTGGCAGATGCTCTGAAAGCTGCCCTTATTCCACGCAGCTCCCTTGCTGGTCTTGATGCCCTTTGCGTTGAGGTCTCGCGCAATATCCACGAACAGATCCCCGGCGGCAACACGGGTGAAGATTTCCCGGACAACAGCCGCTGCGGGCTCGTCCAGCATAACCTTCCCGTCTGCACCGCGCTTGTACCCCAACGGCTGCCGGCCGTTCGCCATGCACTTGTTGGCGTTGTCGTACAGACCGCGGGTGATGTCCTCTGCCATGTTCTCGCTGTAAAACTGGTTGACGTTCATCATGTTCCGCAGTGCAAAACGCCCGGCGGCAGTATCGTCAAAATCTTCCTCAGCGTAAAACACCTTTACGCCGTAATCGTCCAGCTTCGCCTCGTTGACCATGGCTTGCAGCATATTGCGCCCGATGCGGTTGGACTTCCACGCCACGACGGCCTGAAACTTCCCTTTTTCAGCATCCCGCATCATCTGCTGGAAACGAGGCCGGTTATCCGTCTTGCCGCTGATTGCTCTGTCCTCGTATGTACCAACAATGCGCAGTCCAAGCGCAGCCGCGTGCTTCGTACACTCTGCGATCTGCTGCTCGATGCTGACCTCTCGCTGGTTATGCGATGAGTACCGGGCATAGATGACGGCATCGAGGCCGGCAGCAATATTCTTTTTTCTGGCCATCAGCTTTCACCGCCCACTTCAACACGGTAGATGCCATCATTGTCCGCAAACAGAATTTGCTTTCCGTTCCACATTCCAACGGCTTCAAGTTCTGGCATGAGTTCATACCATTGCTGCTCTGAAATGATTGGAATATTCAAGGCATCGGCTCTGTCAATTTTCTTTTGCGCCGGGTCACTACACACAATCAAAAGACCTGTCTTTTTTGACACGCTCGCGTCCGCAGTTAGGCCGTACGCCGAAAAAATATCAAGAAAATCCGTTCTATTTCTCAGCATGACTGGATTCCCAGTCACACAAGCACTCTTAAATTCCTGCAAGCGCGATGCGATTTCTTTCGGATTCATAGAGAAACACCCATCAGCTTAACTTCACAGCGGTTCCAAGCAGCATGAAATTGTTGCCCTGCGTGGCAAATTTCAATCCGATAACAGCATCTGCACCCAGCTTAGCCGCCTTTTTCTCCAAATCCTCCTGCGCCTGTTTCGTGAAATTGTCGATGGCATTCCCCATCATCTTGTTTCCGCCCGGCAGGACGGTCAAAATAACGGATGCAACAATACCCAGATATTGAGACACATTTTTCCCTTGGATGCTATCAGTTGTAGTCAAAATCATAGTTGTTCCCCCTCGTTTCGGCATTTTTTCACAAACAGCTGAAAATAGCTGCACGTTCTGCTATAATTTAACCAACCTGCCGACAGTAATCTAGGAAAGGGGTAATGCGTATGACCACAGAAGAATGGTCAGAAGTGCTTATCAAGGTCAGAATGCTGTCGGATGCTGACAAAGCACGGCTGATTACTTATCTGCGCGCTCTGAAAGGTAGCGAAGATAATTCAACGCTTCCTGCCGCCGATCAGCCGACAAGTCAAGAAGTAATTCAATAATCTCCGCCGTTTGGCCGTCCTCCTGTTGGAGGGCGGCTTTTATCATTTCTTTCGGTGTGTGTCCAAGCAGAGAATCCAAGGATTCCCCCAGCTGGTCCGCAATAGAGCAGGCGGCGGCCAGTGAGATGGGCTCACTGCCATCCAGTTCTTCTTCGATTTCCTGAACGCTGATGCCCGCCGCCTTCAAGTCGGCCGGATCCGCATTACTCAAAATCTGCATCACACTATCGCGAAACTTTGAAGACCATTCATTTTGATGAGATTCCTCGTCCCATCCCATGATATAAGACGGGGTGGTTTCCAAAGCGTCAGCAATGACTTTGATTTTGGACTGCGTAAGGACGCGAAATCCGAGTTCAATTTTGTTGATGGATGATTTCGACTTATAGCCAACTTTCGTTGCCAGTTCTTCTTGGGACATACCCAGCTCTTCGCGTCGAATTTTCACTCTCTGTCCGATGGTCATGGTTTTGCATCCCCCTAAAATCTTCTGATGCAATTATAATACGGCGTAGTCTTTAGGTCAACATTTTTTCAGATTTTCCAAAAAAATAGTTGACATTCTGCCTACGAGGTGGTAATATACGCCCAGTAGACAACCAGTCTACGCCGAACAGAAAGCGAGGTGAATCTACCATGACCAACGCAGCTTTGCTTAAAGCGAAGATTGATGCCTCCGGCTACAAGATGAAGTATGTTGCAGATCGCATTGGCCTTACATATCAGGGATTCCTGAACAAAATCAGGAACAAAACCGACTTTACGGCTCCTGAAATTAAGGGCTTGTGTGAGTTGCTCCACATTGAAACGGAGGAGATGGAGCAGATTTTTTTTGCTCTGTGAGTAGACTTTTTGCCTACTTTGAACAGGAGGGCCAAATGAACGCCAATATTCACATCAACGTGGACGAAATACCGCCAGAGGTCGCAGAACGAATCGGCTGCGTGTTTCTCGGATTCCACAAGCGTTTCCAGCAGAATCCCGAACTCATGGCTGAGCTGGAAGCCTACCGAGCCACCAAAAAGACATCTGAAAGGAAGTGTGCAGAATGACGAAGATCCTGATGGCCGTGTATGGCATCACCGCAGAGCAGGCAGCAGCCCGGCTCCCGGCGGCGCAGTTCGTTTTGACTGCTGCCGTTGCAGCCGTGTTTGTCTGGCTGGACAACAACGGCGCGTTCGATGGCGTAGGCCGCTGGATGGGCCGGACACTCCGGGAGGTGCTGGATGCTGTATCCGAGGACTGATGCGGAGGCCGGCTACCCTGACCCTCCTGTGTGCCCCATCTGCCACCATCTGTGCGATACCGTCTATCGCGCCGAGGATGGAACAATCGTAGGCTGTGACCGCTGCCTTGAAGCGGTCGATGCATGGGAAGTCAACGAGTGCTTCCCGGAAAAGGAGTAACCCTATGAAATATGGAAGAAGTTTGCAGGAATTGGCGATTGAACTTGATCGGCAAGCCAAGGTCAAAAAGGACTACGTCGCCACGGCGGGTTCTATGCAGATGACCGCCGTCAACGAGAACTTTGACCTCGTGATTGGCAACACCCCATTCCAGCTGAATGAGAATGCTCACCGTCAACTGGGATTGCAGCTGAAAATCCCGGCACCCTACTACGAGCGGATGCGGGCAGAGAACCCCGGCTTGCTGATGGCAAACGTCAATGGCTGGTTCCAGCAGTCCCCGGACACCCGCCGCATGGTTCGCACCCTTGATGGCACCGCCCGCGCCATTCTCTCCGACCGTTACCGCCGCATCGACAATTACGAGGTTGCCCAGACGGTCCTGCCGATTATTTCTGAAATGCAGGGCGCCCGCATTGAAAGCTGTGAGCTGACCGATACCCGCATGTACATCAAGGTGGTCAATGAGCGCATCCAGACCGAGGTGGTGCCGGGGGACATTGTTCAGGCTGGCATTCTGATTTCCAATTCTGAGGTCGGCATGGGCAGCGTGTCCGTGAAGCCGCTGATTTACCGGCTTGTCTGCACCAATGGCATGGTGGCGGATGTGGGTGTTGGCAAGCGCCACGTTGGCCGCATCAACGAAAGCGTGGATGGCGATTTCGGGATTTTCCGGGATGAGACCATCGAAGCAGATGACCGGGCGTTCCTGATGAAGATTGAGGACACAGTCCGGGCGGCGGTCGATGAAACCCGGTTCAATGCACTGGTGCAGAAACTCCGGGATGCCAAGGAAGCGCCCATTCTCCCGGCGGCGGCTCCCAAGGTGGTTGAGCTTGCGGCCAAGGAGTTCAATCTCCGCCAGAATGAGAGCGAGGGCATTCTGGGACATCTTATCGCAGGCGGTGACCTTTCCCTCTATGGTTTGGCAAACGCCGTCACACGGCACGCGCAGGACGTGCAGAGCTATGATCGCAGTACTGAACTGGAAGCCACCGGCTACAAGATCATCACCATGCAGCCCTCGCTGTTGAAGCGCTGGAATGAGGAGGTGAGCGCCGTATGAGCGGTAGACACATGAATGCCCGGCCAAAAAGGCTGACCCGCAAGCAGAAAGAAGCCCTTTCCGCACAGGGCTGGGATTCCCGCCTGTACCTCTGCGTCCGGGATGCCCCGGATCACATGGTTCTGCTGAACCGTACCACTGGCAAGACCGTTATGTTCCACAAGTAAACCCACCAAGAGAAAAGGAGTAAACATTATGATTCGCAACCCCAATGACATTCAGGACGGCGCAAAGAAAATCCGTATGCTGATTGCTGGCTACCCCGGCATCGGCAAGTCCACGCTGGCTCTGTCCGCACCCCGCCCGCTGCACATCGACTGTGACTTCGGCATTGACCGTATCGAGCCTCGCTACCGTATGCCGTACATCCAGCCCCGCAGCTATGACGAGATTCTGAACGATCTGAAGCCGGAGAACCTCAACGACTTCGAGACGCTGGTATTCGATACCGCTGGCAAGCTGATTTCCCTGATGGGTCTGTGGGCTATCAAGCAGAACCCCAAGTACGGTCAGCGTGATGGCAGCCTGTCCCTCAAGGGCTATGGCTTTGTAGGCCGTGAGTTCGTCCGGCTGATGGACTACTGCTTCTACGAGCTGAAAAAGAACATCGTTGTCGTGTTCCATGCCACCGAGGAAAAGGACGGCGACAACACCCGCCTCCGCATCAAGGTTGAAGGCCAGACCAAGAACAACGTCTGGGAGCCCATGGATCTGGGCGGTTTCGTGGAGATGTACGGCAACGACCGCACCATCGGCTTCTCCAACTGTGAGCGGTATTTCGCCAAGGGCACCCGCGGCATCCACGGCGTTTATAAGATTCCCGCCCTTGGCCCCGGCAGTCAGAACGACTTCCTGACCAAGCTGTTCGACGAGTACAACAGCAAGGCAGCGGACGAGGTGGCCGAAAATGCCAAGGAAAACGCCGCCTATGAGCAGGTCATGCAGGAGGGCAGCAAAATTATTGCTGGCATCAAGGACGCAGACACTGCAAACGCCGCCATGCAGCCGTTCAAGGGCTTGCAGCATCACCTTACTTCCAGCCGGGAACTGAACGCCATGTGGAAAGCCAAGATTGCCGCCCTCGGTCTGGCGTTCGATTCCACCGCGGTCAAGTACGTTTCCAAGCCCGCAGAGGAGGCGCAGTAAATGGCTGCATACCTCATTACTCACTCTCTGCTGTCCTCGTGGCTGCACCTTATCCGGGAGAACCCCTACGAGGATTTGACCACAGAGGGCGACCCGCTGGCAGAGTTCATGCTGGTGCTGAAACGTGAGCCTACGCCCCGCACCGAGGCCATGCAGAACGGCATCGACTTTGAAAATCTGGTGACCTCCATCATTTCCGGACATGATGACCCGGACAATCCGTGGAGTTGGGCCGCTGGGCAAATTGCCGCCATCATCCACGGCGGGCAGCTGCAATTCAAGGCCAGAAAAGCCATCAAGGTGCGTGGCATGGACGTTGTTCTGTACGGCCGCCTCGATGCCCTCAAAGCCGGGACTATCTACGATATCAAGTTCAGCAAGGGCTATGAGCGTGGAAAGTTCTATTCCAGCACCCAGCATCCCACCTATATGCTGCTGATCCCGGAGGCCCAGACGTTCTCCTACCTCGTCAGCAACGGCATGGATGTTTGGACGGAGTGCTATCGCCGGGATGAAACGCCCGACATTCGCCCCATCATTTCGGACTTTTTCGACTGGCTGGATGCTTTCGGTCTGATGGATGTGTTCAAAGAACACTGGAAAGCCTTATGACCGGGCGGCTGGTGGATATGAGCTTCAGCCTGAACCGCAAGCAGCGTATCACGCTGGAAGTTGATTCTGATTTCCGAAACCTGTGGGACAAGCTGAATCAAGAACCGCTGTTGGATATTGAAATCAAGAAGCACCGCAACAAGCGCAGCCACAGCGCAAACGCCTACTTCCATGTTCTGGTCAACAAGATCGCCGCCGAAACTGGTGAATCGGATGACCTTGTGAAAGAGCGGCTGGTTGTGGCATACGGCACGGTTGCGAGGGACAAGGATGGCTGCACCGTGGGCTTCAAACTTCCGGTCAGCGTGGATGTTCACGACCTCTACAAATACACCCGCTGCTTTGATGTGCGGGAAGAGGACGGGAAAAGGTTCAACTGCTACTTGGTTTACAAGGACACCAGCAAGATGGACACAAAGGAGTTTTCGCACCTGATTGACGGTGCGATTGAGGAAGCCAAGGCTCTGGGTATCGAGACGGACACCCCGGAACAGCTGGCACGGTACAAGGAGGAATGGTCACGATGAAAAACCGAATCGTCATCTGCGACTACTGCGGAACGCCCGCAGACTTCGTAGACAGTTCGGTGGTTTACCACGGCCACAGCTTCGGCATGATTTACCTCTGCCCTCGCTGCGGCGCCTATGTCGGCGTACACAAGGGGTCTGACAAGCCCCTTGGCCGCTTGGCAAATTCGGAGTTGCGCAACTGGAAAAAGGCAGCTCATGCAGCATTTGACCCGCTCTGGAAATACGGTCCCTACCGTGGCCGCCGGAATGAGGCTTACCGCTGGCTGTCCGAGAAGATGGGCACTCCGATTGAATTTACGCATATTGGAATGTTCGATGTGGACCAGTGCCGCAAGGTGGTCCGCATCATGCGAGAAGAAAGGAACCAGTTATGGAAGATTTGAACGTCCAGACCATCGCTATCCCGGTTGAGGAGTACAAGGAACTGCTCCAGAAGCAGGCCGAACTCAGCCTCATTTATCACAAGGGTGCACGCGGCAGCGTTTACGACATTGGTAACTTTGTGCTGGATTTGATGCTTGCAGTTCATCCGGAGCTGATTACCAAGAAGGAGGACACCGATGCTGAATAATTGCACATTTCAGGGCCGCTTCGCCGCTGATCCTGAAATGCGGACCACACAGAGCGGCCTGACAGTTGCCAGTTTTCGCATGGCCGTTGACCGGGACAATGTCGGTCAGGATGGCCGGCGGGCTACCGATTGGCTGAATTTCGTGGCATGGCGTAAAACGGCAGAGTTCGTTTGCCAGTATTTCCGCAAGGGCAGCACGGCTCTTGTGGAGTGCCAGTGCCAGACCCGCTCCTACGAAGACAAGAACGGTCAGAAGCGCACCGCCACCGAGTTTGTGGTCCAGAAGATTCACTTTTGCGGCCCAAAAACGGAGCAGCGAGTGGATGATGGCGGTGAGGCACCGCCGCCGGGCTACCAGCAGCCGCCCTATCAGAATCAGCAGCCACAGCAGATGGGCTTCAACACCCAGAGCCAGCGGCAGCAGTGGCAGGGCGCAAATGCCGCCCCTGGCACTGTGCAGTATTCGCAGGGCAGCCCGGATGATTTCTCTGAAATTGACGATGGCGATGACCTGCCGTTCTAAGGAGGTTTGAATGGCAACGGGTAAGCGGTACTACTGGATAAAACTCAAAGATAGCTTCATGTCCTCGGACGCAATCGACTACCTGATGAGCCAGCCAGATGGTGCCAACTATGTTGTTCTCTATCAAATGCTCTGCCTCAAAACCATAAACACGGGCGGCTGTCTGGTGTCAAAAATCGGAGAGATGCTCATTCCCTATGATGTTGAAAAGATTCAGAGAGAATGCAAATGGTTTTCTCTGGCAACCGTCCGTGTGGCTCTTGAGGTGTACAAGCAAATCGGCCTTGTTTTTGAAAACCCAGACGGAACGCTGTCGATTTCCGATTATTCGGAAATGATAGGCAGTGAAACTGACTGGGCGGCCAAGAAGCGCAGGCAGACACTACAAGCCGCAAATTCTCCTCTTTCCATTGGGGAAAGTGGTAGGGATACCACTGGGGAAAATCTCCCCATAGAGAAAGAGATAGATAAAGATAAAGAGAAAGATAAAGAGATAGAGAACAGAGTAAGAGATAACGGCAGCGGCGGTTTTCCGGCTGCCGACCCCGGATTGGCCGAGATTGTCCGTTCTTTCGAGGACAACATCGGCAGCTTTCCCCCGGCCGCAAAGGATTCCTTGCTCCAATGGCGGCAGATTTTCACGGATGACCTCATCCTGCTGGCTATCAAAAAAGCCGCACTGTCTGGCGTACATAAATGGAACTACGTCAACGGCATCTTGAAAGCATGGAAGAATGAGGGCGTGAAAACCCTTGGCGATGTGCAAGCCCGCGACCAGCGGCGTAAGCCCCCGGCGGGTCAGCAGCCAAAGCGTTCTGCTGCCGATGACTACGATGAAATTTTTGGAGAACTTTTAGGAGGCTCGACAACATGACCGATACGAAATTGCGTGAGCTGCTAGTGGTCATCGATGACCACTACGGCCGCGCCCGCAGCTTGGAGGAGCGCAGGGCTGACACGCAAATCTACATCCGGGCGTTCGGCGCCATCCCGGACGAGATTGTGGAAAAGGCTCTGTATACGGCATTTACGCAGTGCAGATTCCAGAACCAGCTGATTGTGGACTGGTGTGCTGAAATAAAAAAGCTGCTGTCAGCCCAGCAGCCCTCGGCGAACGACCTCTGGGCGCAGGCTGCGGCAGCTGCCCGGAAAATCGAGGCAAATCTGTACTACCAGACCCACGGCGGATTCATTGCCCCCGATGGGCGCAAGCTGAAAGGCGAAGATTTCAAAAAGGAAAACGCGAAAATCTTCGCCGCTCTCCCGATGGTGGTGCAGCGGTGGGCTGGCTCCCCGGCAGACCTGTCGGAGATTTTCAGCAGCCGCAGCAGCGCGGATCTGCGCCAGTTCGTCCGGCCGGGCTTCGACCGGGCTGTACAGGATGCCCCGGTTGAGAGTTTGCAGCCCCCGGCTCTGCCCGGCGGCGCAGCCCCGGCACAGATTGGAGGTGGCACGGCATGAGGTCAAAAAGACCATTCCGCAGCCTGATCGTGTGCGTTTCGTGTGCGATGGTTGGCTGCATCCTCGCAAGCACGGCCTACTCCCGGCGGGTGGACGAGTTGGAAATCGAGCGGGATATCTACGCCAGCAAGTCATCCAACTGGGAGCGCATGGCCGGAGAACGTGATGAAACCATTGACCAACTCCAAACCGAGGTAGACAAGCTGACCGCAGAACTGAACGCCCAGACCGATTTGACCCTTACATACGCCGGGGCGTTCAGCTGCACGGCCTATTGCGCCGAAGAATACGCCCACATCTGTGGCGAGGGGCACGGCATCACATCCAGCGGTGCAAAGGTGCAGCCAGGTGTGACCGTAGCTGCTGACACCAGCGTTCTGCCATACGGCACAGTGGTCTATATCGAGGGCGTAGGCCTCCGGGTCGTTCAGGACACTGGCGGCGCGGTAAGAGGTAACAAGCTGGATGTGGCGGTAAACACCCATGCAGAGGCTCTAAGCTGGTCTGGATGGGGTTCCCGCCGGGTCTGGGTCATTTCGGGAGGTGTTGAACCGTGAAAAAACCGTTTGAGACCGAAATGGACGATACCAGGCAGGCGGTCGGACAAATCGTGTGTTTGTGCACCACCATTGCGCTGCATCAGGAGTTCGGTGTCGGCAAGACCAGACTGGAGCGCATTAAAGCTAGAATTGACGAGTTGGAGAACCAGAACACCGAAGTCATTATGACCCCGGATGCCTACGGCAGACCCTCCAAGGACAAGGCTGAGGCCATCCGAGAAAGCTGGTTGGCTGGATATGTTTCTTCCGACTACCGAATCCCGATGGTGAGATTGCCTCGTGGACGCAAAGAGCAGCAGTACCGCATTGCTGGCGACAGGGCTGCCAAAATTGCTTGGCAGGTTTACGCCAAGGCGGTTATTGATGTGCTGCACTATGGTCCAGACCGCTTGGAACGGCTGCGCAAGGAAAGCCATGCCAACTATGAGCAGCTGAACAAGTGGGGGCATGAGGATGGTCTGGACGTTGCGATGGAAAAGCTGCGCCGCTGTGCTGCTGATGCCATGCAATCCCCGGATCTGGAAGTTGCTGATATCGATGGCAGCAAGGATGCCGTGGAAGTGGACAAAGAGTTCCGTAAGCAGCAGCTGAATTTCATCAAGCGTGTCCGGGCACAGACCCTTGGCCGCATCGGTGCCACCTCACAGCCCGTCAACGTACTGGCCGAGCAGGGTGTGCAGGACAAGGTTCAGGAGATTATGCAGCAGGTTTCCCAACAGTCGTTTGAGCGTAGGAGGAGACGTTGATATGGCACAAAATGAATACGGCGAGAAGCTGGACAGCAATGGCTATGCACCCAGCATCCTCAGCCAGAGCCCCACCTGTCTGATTTGTGGGCGGTATCGCACCGCCCGGCACGAAGTATTTTTCGGACCGTACCGGGATAAGAGCAAGCGGCTTGGCCTGTGGGCGAACCTCTGCCCTTGGTGCCACCAGAACGGCGTGACTGCCGTACATACCAACCGGGAGGCAGACCTCCGCTTGAAAAAGTGGGCACAGAAAAAGGCTATGGAGTATTACGGGTGGCCGGAAGCGCAGTTCATCAAAGAATTCGGGAGGTCGTACCTGTGATGCCCATCATCGCTATTGACCCCGGCAATGTGCAGTCTGGCTACTGCGTGATTGACCAGAAAACGCTCCGACCGCTGGAGTTCGGCAAAATCGACAACGAAGAACTGCTGAAAAAGCTGGAATCGGCTGCCAAGCAGGGATGGCGGTGGGCGGTCATCGAAATGGTGGCCTCCTACGGGATGTCCGTTGGTCGGGACGTTTTCGATACCACGGTCTGGATCGGCCGGTTCTATCAGGCGCTTTCGTCCCGGTGCCCGGTGCGGATGATGTGCCGCATCGAGGAGAAAAAGCACATTTGCCACGACAGCCGAGCCAACGACACCGCCATCCGGCGGGCATTGATCGACCGATTTGCAGCCCACGACCTGAAAAACGGCAAGGGCACAAAGAAAGCCCCGGATTTCTTCTATGGCTTCAAGGCTGATGTGTGGGCAGCCTACGCACTGGGTCTGACCGCCATCGAGAACCGGGAGAACGACTATAAATTTTCGACTACTTAAAAGCTACTTGAAAGGAGCTTCATCATGGATAATTCTCTGTCTGAATCCGCACGTTTCGCAGTCTACCGTGAAAAACTCAAGGGCATCTGCGAGGCCAACAACCTGAGTTATGTGTTCATCAAGAACGCATACCCCATCAAGCTGGTTATCCGTCCGTTGGGCGGCGTTGGTGAACAGATGTCGATGCTGGAGGAGGCATCCGAGGACAACTACATCTCGCCGGGTGCATCCATCCTGTTCACCGTCAAGGATGGGAACCTGACCTACCGCATGAGCAAGACGTTCACCATCTCCGACACCCTGTTCAACAAAATCAAGAACATCTTCAAGAATATGCACTACCTCTGGCTCCAGTTCTTCTTCCGGGATTTGGTCGAGGGTGGAAAGCTGGCAGCTCTCGGCTACAAGATGCCTGACATTCCGGAATCCGGTGGGCAGCAAGATGCGCCCCGGGAAAATGAGCCTGATTCGCCGAATCTCCCCGGGGAGGCCGAACCGCTGGAAGAAGTCGAGGATGACGAGGAGGACGAGCCCACCTCGGATGAACTGACGCAGGCCACCGAGATTGCCCGGCAGAACAACGGCATCACGCAGGCCATGTTGGAGGAAAAGATGGGCGTGACCGCAGAAAAGGCCATTGCGCTGTTGGATGATATGGAATCCGCAGGCGTGATCGAGTTCTCCAACGGGCACTACACCCTTGCCGCTGCTGACAGCGAGGAGGAGTAACCTATGGCAAAGGCAGCAGTGACCCGCAGCATCCGGGATGACCACCAGAAGAACTTCCTCAAAATCTTCAATAGCCTGACTGGAAAGCACAGCCGCTGGGAGATTTGGGAGGACTTCGTCACCCTGACGGCCATCGAGATCTCGAACAGCACGGACAAGGTAAATGCCCCAGAGCGCACCAAGATGTATCAGACCATCGTTTCCAAATACTCCGCCAAGGAGCGGGAGGGCATGGTTGAAATGCTGGCTGAGGTAATCATGGGCATGGAGCAGAATCCTGACCAAGACTTCCTCGGTTCGCTGTACATGATGTGCGAGTTGGGCAACGACCACGCCGGGCAGTTTTTCACTCCCTACGATGTGTGCCGCTGCATGGCCGAGATTACGTTCGACCCGAAGCTGCACCCGGACATGGAGGGATTCATCTCGGTATCTGACCCGGCCTGTGGTGCTGGGGCCACGCTGCTTGCCTTTTTGAACGTCTGCAAAAGACGGAATATCTGCTACCACAACAAAGTCCTTGTCATAGCCCAAGACATTGACTTCATCGTTGGGCTGATGTGCTACATCCAGTGCAGCTTCATGGGCTGCGCTGGATATGTAGTCATCGGTGACACACTCGTGAACCCGGCAACGGCCTACGACAGCCGCGGATTGCTGCCCGCAGGACCACAAAACCGCATCTGGTATATGCCGCTTTTCTCAACCGATGTGTGGTATGTGCGCCGCCAGATAGCGCAGATGAACCTGCTGTTTGAACCGAAAGGCGAACCTGCAAAGATCGAAAAATCCGATATTAAGCCCGCAAATTTGCAAAAATCTATCAAAAATGAGCCTAAAGCCCCGGAAAACGAGCCCCTTAACGAAACCAAAACCGGGCAGCTCACGTTTTTCTGACCCGAAATAAGAAAGGAGTATCCCTATGGCAGACATTACTTACATTCCTATCCGGCAGCTGTACCCTCACCCCGATAACCCCCGCAAGGAACTGGGCGATCTGTCCGAGCTTGCCGCCAGCATCAAGGAAAACGGCGTATACCAGAACCTGACCGTCATTCCCGGCCACTACCTCAACAGCCGGGAGTACATCGCAAAGTGCGTTGACGAGGGCGGGGATGCAGCCGCAGCAGCGGCAGCATGGACACCCAAGGCTGTGTGGTCCAGTGAGGACTACACCATCATCATCGGCCACCGCCGGGCGGCAGCAGCGCAGCAGGCCGGGCTGTACGAGTTGCCCTGCGCCATCGTAGAGATGGACGAGCGGGAGCAGATGCAGACCATGATGATTGAGAATATGCAGCGGTCAGACCTCACCGTCTACGAACAGGCCCAGGGCTTCCAGATGATGATGGACTTCGGACAGACGGTGGAGCAGATCTCCGACAAGTCAGGGTTCTCCCAGTCCACTATCCGGCGGCGCATCAAGCTGCTGGAACTGAACCGCGACAGCTTCAAGAAAGCCGAAAAGCGCGGTGCCACCCTTTCCGATTTTGTTGAACTTAACAAAATCGAGGACTTGGATGCCCGGAACAAGGTGCTGGAAACCCTCGGTACCCAGAACTTCAACCGAGCCATGCAGAATGCCTTGTCTGACCAGAAATACCAGCATCGAAAGGCTGAATGGATTGAGCAGCTTCGCCAATTTGCTGTGGAAAATCCTGATGCCAATTACAGTACTCACACACACGTTGCCGGGTACGGATATTGGAACACCGGCAAGGACGTTGAAGTGCCGGACGATGCCGATAGCGTAGCGTACTGCTACAAGGTCAGCCAAAACCAGATTGACCTCTACAAAGAGCGCGATTTGGGAAAAGAGAATGCGGAAACGGCTAAGCGAGAGGAAAAGCGGCAGCAGGAACAGTTCTATAAGGACCAGCTTGCCGCCCTCACAAACTATATGTTTGAACTGCGCCGGGACTTTGTGACGCAGCTTTCCACGGCAGAGTGCAAAAAGCATCTGGGTGAAATTGTCCGCTTTGCTGTGGATGCGTTCGATTCAAGCTGCGATGGCGAGTTGGCAATCAAGCTGCTGGGCATTGCGCCCCCAGAAACGGACAGCGTTGACCTGCTTGATTATTTGGAAAACGCCTCGGTGTTCAGCAACCAGCCGGAAAAGGCACTGCTCTCCTTGGCTTATTCGGCCGCTGACGATGGCAGCAACGGATACTGGGGCTGGGTCTGGAAACCCGACTGCCAGAGCGGCGGGTACGGCTGGGAGAAAAACGGCAGTCTCGATGCTATTTACACTCTGCTGGTAGCCTTGGGCTATGAAATGTCTGACGAAGAAAAGGCATTGCAGAACGGAACCCATGCCATCTTTTCCACCAATGACCAGAAAAAGACAGCTGCGCCCTGCGAACGTTGCAAGGCGGCACATCCCGGATGCGACAAGTGCTGCAGAACTTGCGATAACCACTGCAATGCGTTCCAGTTGTGCAGAAAGGAGCAGGCAGAATGACAGATCTTGTAAAGTGTGACCACTGCGGCAGGCCGTTCAGCATTCAGACCGCCGGCATCCGCAGTACATGGAGCGGCGATTACATGGTGCAGTATTTCACCTGCCCCGGCTGTCACCATCGCTATCAGATTCTGACCACGGACACTGAACTGCGCCAGACCGTTGAACGGCACAAGAAAATTGCCGCAAAAATCCGTATGGGGCAGAGCAAGCATTTCCGGCCGGGAACGCTGAAAAAGTATCAGGCTGAAATGGAAAAGCTGGAGGCCGAGCAGAAAAAGCGGCGAGATGAACTGCTGGACAAGGGCGACGAGATCCTTGCCCGGCTGGGAGAGGAGTAAACCATGGATGACCTGAAAGAATACGCTGACCGCCTCAAGTTTGAAATAATGGCGGCTGACTTTCTGACCACCGAAGACCGGGAAATGGTCTTTGACCTCATCGAGAAAGTGCTGGGTGATGACAATGCCTGATCAGATCTTCATCAACATTGCGCTGCTGGCCGTGGGCGTGGCTATCGGTGCCCTGCTGGGCGAAACCAGCCGGCAGCAGCATGACCGCCAGCTGTTCCGGGAAGTGATTCAGCTTCCGACCGAGAAAGGAGCCAACCATGAGAAAGAGTAATCGCCCGCCGGAGCCCGGCGCACGAGGACTGCTGCGCCTGTGCTGCCCCTGCTGCGGCAAGGAGTTCGGTACATACCTCCACGTTGCGCAAATGTCCATCGGCTGCCGCTGCGGGGCTACGATTTCACTGGAACGTGGCCTTGCGCCGTATGAGTTCCAATGCAGCTGTTGCGAGTTCCACGCCAAGGGCAAGACCAACATTGCGGAACAGGAATTTACAGTGCCGTGCAAGTGCGGAAACCCTATCACGCTGCACTGGAACAAGGACACACGGAGGTACACAGAATGAACTGGGCAATTGTAATTCCTGTCGGCATCGGCATCACGGTGCTGCTGTCTATCGCGCTTATCGCAATCGATGTTTCCGGGCAGATCAGCCGGCAGGAAGAAGCCGACGAGGTGGAATTCTACTTCGCCAAGGAGTTTGCGCAGACAACGCCGTCTTCTCATATTCCACCGTATCAGGATGTTTCCAAGATGCTCTACAACCGGGAGCCATTCTGCACTGGCTGCTCCGAATATGGTCGCTGCATTCAGGCACGAATGCGGTACATTCATGGCCTCAAGCATAGCGAGTATCCGTGGATCTGCCTGAAGAAGGAGGAACTAAAATGACGTTGGAAGAAGCACTGCACTTTATCGACCCGGAAACCGACATGGACGCTCTGGCAGAGGTCGAGTATTACGGCGGATTCAAGGGTAAGGAACAGGCTGCTCAAAAGCTGAAAGAAGCATCCCGCATGGTCGTTGACTTTGTTCGCCGCGTGTCGTGGCACGATGCCAAAACCCCGCCGCTTGTCCACGATGAAAGTTGGGAGAACGCGGGAGAAAAGCACTGCTGCATTATGAGCGAAATGGTGTGGGTCTGCTGCGAGAGCCGGAACACCATGAAGGGCTGGCTTGAAAACGGCAAGTGGTACATCGAGGATGGCCGCCCAGCGGCAGATACGCCCTATGGTGCTGTGAAGTTCTGGGCTCCGCTGCTGGAGCCGCCGGAGGTAGTAAAATGAGCAAGGCTGTTCTTATCAGTATCCAGCCTGACTGGTGCAAGAAGATTCTCAGTGGCGAAAAGACCGTTGAAGTGCGAAAGACCCGCCCAAAGCTGGAAACCCCGTTCAAGGTTTATATCTACTGCACGAAAACCGCAGAAGGATGGTTACGGACTATTCCTGTTCAAGGCTGGCAGCGGCTGGATGGTTTCGTTATTGGTGAATTCACCTGCTACAATATAGACACTATTCAGCGGATGGGAATCGACAATAATTTTGATTATTGCTATCTATCTCTCAACGAATTCGGAAACGACGATATAGCGATAGAGATACGGGATATCAAAAAATCCTGCATTCCAAAGTCCGAACTGAACTCCTATGCAAAATCTTCGCCAAAGCTGTTTGCGTGGCACATCTCTGACCTGAGGGTTTACGATACGCCCAGAGACCTTGATGAATTTTCAAGATTTGGTTTTTTTGGAATGGGCAGATCAAATTGTGTTTGCGGAAATTGGCGTTGTGAAAACTATGAACCGTCTTATCACTACATGATTCCACCGACTTGCAAAATTGAAGGGTGCTCTATTTATCGCTCACCCCAAAGCTGGTGCTATGTGCAGGAAATGGAGGTTGCCGATGGTAAAGCCTGAACCATGGGAAAACCCGATGCTGGATACCATGTGGAGCTTTATGCAGATGGGCGGGCTGAAAGCCAACTACCCGGCTCTCAAAGAGGCCTGCATGGAACTGCGTCAGATGCTGATGCAGAAGACCGCCGGGCAGCGCAAGGACAGGCCGAAAGACCTGTCATGGGAAAACCTTGAACGGGTCAAGGTGACAATCATCTGCGAGGCAATGGCGTTGGTGTTTTCCGGCGAATATGAGGAAAAAGATAGTGGGCAGTAACGTGAACATCGAAATCCGCCGTGTTCTTGATTCCATTCAAGATGAATTCCTGAATCGGCATTATGAAAATAATCACTTAACCGATAAAGACTTCGACCATCTTAAATTACAGATAAAACAACACATTTGTGCTGTGTATGGCATAAACCCGGAACTAATAGATGTTTCAGTCATCAAAACAGATCATAGCGGTTATCAATTCGTGATTAAGAGAATGGTGCCGACGTTGAATATTGACGTTGACATTAAGGAGGAAAAATGAAGTATCGCATTGAAATCTCCGAAGAATCCCTCCGAATTATCGGTCTGGCTGTGGACGAGTACATGAGGCTGCGTATGGGGCAGTTCGATGCTCTGGCCGAAGATCTGACGTATGACGGCGTACCCCGCGTCAAAACTCTCACTGGAAAGTACACTTACGATACAGAGCTTCAAAAGCGGTGCAGCAACATCAAAAATTTGTTTGAGACTGCCTACAAAATGGCTTTCCCGCCGCGTGGCTACCGTGGACGGCAGCACGATTCATGGGGAACGTGTATCGACATTGTACACGCCATCGAGCACCAGCAGTGGTTGGATTCCCCGGGGGAAAAGCGAGAATCCCCCGGGACGACAAATCGCTCCTGCAAGCCTATCCCGCTGGGGCATGAGCCGTTCCCGAAAATCGAGAGGGTGGAAGAATGAGCTGCCTGTCTTGTGAGAACTACATACCCCTCGACCCGCCTATCCAGCGCACCGATTCGCACGGCCAGACCTACAAGGTGCCGGGATTGTGCAAAATTGGAGCGGACCACATAATTTCTGGGTTTCCTGTCTATCTTCCAACGGCAAAATGTGATAAAATAACAGAAGCACCGTTGCAAAACGGCAGCTGAATTATGACGGAGGTAGGCTGTGACACTACAGGAATTGTCCAAGTATTATGACATTCAGATGACCCTCGAAAAAGACCGTGAAGCCTTGGAGAATCTTCGGCAGAAAATCAATCCTGCCTCCCCACAGCGGACGGGTATGCCACATACGCCCGGTGTTCGGGACAAGGTGGCGGATCTGGCTGTGGAACTGGCTGACATGGATGAACGTGTCCGCTGGTTGGAGGAACAGGCGGCGGAAGAAAAACCCAAGGTCGAGGCGTACTGCAAGAGCATCATGGATGCCCGGCTTTATCTGATCTTCCGGCTGCGGTTTGTCCGCTGCTACTCGTGGGCAGAAGTTGCCGGAGCACTCGGAAAGTGTTACACGGAAGCTGGGGTCAGCCGGATGGCCTACAACTACCTCGAATCACATTGACCGATAAGCCCTGCATTTGCGGGGCTTTTTATTTTTGCCCGAAAAACTCAAATTCAACCTCAAATTATCATAAAATACGGCCAAATATAGAAATGAGTTTTACATTTTGGCTGCCAAAAGTTAAATTCAAACTGAAAATATCAAAAGTCAATGCAGATTGTTTCACACGGTGATGGACGGTGTAGGACGGTTTCACACGGCGCGTAATGCCGTGCAATAAACAAGAACGACCAGCAACGCTTTGATATGGATTCAGATGACAACGGATGCTCCCGGTGATATGATTAGGATGCAAAATCCGAATCAAGCCAAGCGGTGCCTGCCAGAAATGGCGGGTGCCGCTATTTTTATACCTGAAAGGAGGATTCCGAGCCGCACGCTGCTCTCCTTTGCGTGTGGCATTACCGCAGCACCCCGAAAAGCTGAGGTGCTGCAAGCTGGACATTTCGCCGTGTCCAGCCGCAAAGAAGGAGATTTTTCCATGTATCAGAAAATCAAGGCGAAATTCAAGGCAAGTCCCACTATTTTCTACGCCTGCTCCATCGTTGCATCGTGGGCAGGAGTAGGCAGCTTGATGAACTTCCGCACCATTGCATTGCGATACGGAGCAGTTCCGGCAATCATCTGGGCAGTGTTCAATTCCCTGGCATGTATCACGTTCGGTTTGTTCGCTGACCGTGTTCCGTCCATTCGGCGCATCATGCAGAGCAAGGTGATGTTCTACTTCATCGGTCTGCTGACGCTGTTTCAGACGTGGACTCAGATGAGCGGCATCTACGAGATCTTTGGCGATACACCCATTGGAACCAAGGGCGGCATGATTATCGTGTACGTCACCTGTGTGGCGTTCCTGATTATGTTGCTCAAAGACGGCATGATTCGCAACGTGCTGTCCGATGGCTTTTCATGGGTGGTCGTTTATGGCCTGCTGGCCGTAGTAGTGGCTGCTGCTCTGGTGTACACTGGCGGCACGTTCGCCGTCATCGACCCCGGCGTAAACGCCGCTGGTATTAAGGCGGGCGTGTACAACGGCTTACTTCTGCTGCCTGGCCCATTTGCTTGTCCGTATTACTATTCGCTGTTTGAGTACAACGATGAAAATACGGACGGAACCAAGCGCGGAAACATGAAAAAGGCCTTCGTGCTGGCGGGCGTGATGTTTGGCATCTACATGGTGCTGGCTGCGCTGCTCACGTGGGTGCGCTTCAGCCCGGTGCTGAACGTAATGAAAGCTATTTTGATTACGGTCATCGCCATTTCCTCGCTGTCTACCTATCTCTACTGCGAATATCTGGTTTTCGGCAAGAAGTTTGGCTTCGCACTGGATGTTCTCACCGTGGCCTCGTGGCAGATCCTGATTCCGCTTGGCGTTATGGGCATCTGGCAGCTGATGAGCACGATCCGCATCTACGTTGTCGTAGCTGCCGTCCTGTTCTCCATCGTTCTGGACCTCGTTTCTGACAGGAAGGAGGCCGCACGATGAACATCACGGTAAAGAAGCTGGCAGAGCTGCATAAGCCTACCCACAACATCCGCCGGCACTCCGACAAGCAAATCACCGAGTACATCCGCAGCATTGAGATGTTCGGTCAGGTGAAGCCGCTGGTCGTTGCCGAGGATGGCGAAATCATTGCCGGCAACGGTTTGTACGAAGCCCTGCTCCGCATGGGTCGGGAAACCTGCGACTGTTATGTGATGGCCGGGCTGACCGATGTGCAGAAGAAAAAGCTGATGATGGCCGACAACAAGGTCTATGAACTCGGCTTTACCGATGTGGATGCCATCGAAGAACTGGTCAAGGAACTGGACGGCGATGTGGACGTTCCGGGCTGGGATGCTGACCTGCTGGAAATGCTGAACAGCACCACGGATGAAGCTGATGAAGTAATCAGCTCCTACGGCGATTTCCCGGAAAACGAGATCGCACCCATCAGCCGCCATCAGGCAGAGGAACACGTTCCGTATGCCGAAACACCGACCTACCCGGTGGCTCCCGCTCCGCAGCCTGCTCCTACCGTCTCCGCTGCCCCGCAGCAGCCCTCCACAGTGCTGGAGGTGTCTACACCTTCTGAACCGCAAACAGCTGCTCCAGAGGCGGACAGCGGCGTGGAGCAGCACAGGTGCATCCGTTGCCCGAAGTGTGGTGAACTGATATGCCTGTGAAAGTAGTGGAAAGCAGCATGAACGTGCTGCAAGCGGCGAAAATCCGTATCCGCAATGTGTTCGCAAACGGCTGCAAAATCTATCTGTCGTTTTCCTCCGGTAAGGACAGCCTGTGCATGGCCAACCTCGTGTATGAGATGATTCTCTCCGGCGAACTCGACCCCAAGCAGCTGACGGTGACATTCATTGACGAAGAAGGGCTTTACCCCTCCATGGTCGATGCAGCGCACCGCTGGCGGCGCAACTTCCTGTCGGTCGGCGCGAAATTCCTGTGGTTTTGCTTGCCGTTCAAGCAGGTGTGCGTGATAGACCACCTTTCCGCGTCAGAATCGTGGATAACATGGGAGCCGGGCAAAGAAGATGTGTGGATGCGTACCCCACCCGATTTTGCCATCAGGTACAGCCCATACCTGCACCACCCCGGAGAGATGAACTACCAGACGTTCTGCGAAAAGGCGTTCCGCGACGGCATTCAGCTGGTCGGCCTGCGCACGGCAGAAAGTCTGACCCGCTTTAAGTGCATCGCCAACACCAAGATGGAACGTATCACAAAAGGCGGCAAGTTCTATCCCATCTACGATTGGGCCGATTCCGATGTTTGGCTGTACATCAAAGAGCGAAACCTTGAATTCCCTGAAATCTATATGCGTTTGTACGAAGCTGGTGTGCATAAAAATGCACTCCGGCTTTGCGCTTTCTTTGGAGATACCAGCACACAAGGCCTACGGTGGGTTGCAGAAACCGACAACGACCTGTGGGAGCGTATCCAGCGGCGAGAGCCGAACGCCTACCTCGTTCTGCTTTACTGGGATTCCGAGATGTTCCGGCGCAGCACCCGCAAGCGGCGTGAGCTGGAAGCAGATACCGAACAGAAGGATTATAAAGCCCTCTGCAAAGACCTGCTGTTCCTCCACCCGGAGCGGTACACCATCGCCAAGGACACCTTATCCCACATCGACCACTGGCGAGGTCTGTTCATAAAGACCTATGGTATCGCTGAACAGAAGCACTACAAGACCATGTATGAGGGGCTGCTGTACGGAGATCCCAAGATGCGCATCCTGCGCATCCTCTGGACCACCATCTACAACGACCACAACGCCCGCATCAAGGAGGAGCAGAACCATGGAAAACATTGACGTATTCGCACCGCTGGCATCCCTCCAGTGGGTAGACCGCAACACCATCCACGCCAACGACTACAACCCCAACAAGGTCAGTGAGGAGAACCTGAAGCTGCTGGTGCAGTCTATCCTGACCAACGGCTGGACGCTGCCCATCGTGGTACGCCCGGACGGAACCATCATTGACGGCTTCCACCGCTGGACAGTATCAGGCCGTGAACCGCTGCTGTCCCTGCTGGGCGGCAAGGTGCCTGTCGTAGTCGTAGACCATCACGGTGACGAGAGCGCCGACGTATACGGCACCATCACCCACAACCGCGCCCGCGGCACACACCTGCTCGACCCCATGAAAGCCATCGTGAAGAAGCTTATGGACGAGGGCAAGACCGTGGACGAGATCGGCAAGCAGCTGGGCATGAAGCCCGAAGAGATCTTCCGTCTGTCCGGCTTCACCAAAGACGAGTTCCTGAACATGATGACCAAAGACCATCCAACATACTCCAAGGCCAAGGTCATCCGCAGCATCTGAGAGAGGAGTGTATCACAATGCCTGTCGTAGACATCTACGTTAATAAGCCTGTACCTGTGCAGGACATGGAGTTCACCATCGTGTATGACCCTGCAATGGTTGAAGCTGCGCTCCACCCGCCCGACAGCGGGCAGGAGCAGCCGTTCAGTACCGAAAAGGTACTGTGACGGGGGTACCCTACCATGAGCGGGCTCGTCGACCCCGAAATCATGCTAGTTAGTAAGGGAAAAATCAGCCATTTCGTTACGCTTTGTATAACGAATTTCAAGGAATTTTCCAGATAGTTTTACCAGAAAAGGAGGTGGTTTCTGGATGCCTACAAAAGAAAGACTTGCTGACAGAAACGTGACCACCACCGAACTGGCTCTGATACTGGGAATCACAGGCCGCAGAGTGCAGCAGCTGACACAGGATGGTGTGCTTACCACCGTCAGCCGGGGAAAGTTCGTCTTGTCTGATGCCGTGCAAGCCTACATCGGCAGCATCTCCCGTGGCGGGCTGACCAAGGAAGAAGCGGAGGAGGCCAAGAAGATTGAGCGGGTCAAGGCCAAGGCTGAGGCCACGCTCAAGACCAGCAAGGCCAAAATCGCACAGGCAGAAGCCAAGGAACTGTCTGGGCAGATGCACCGCAGCGAGGACGTTGCTGCCATGACCGCCGAACTTATCTACACTATCCGGGGTGCGCTGATGGCGTTGCCCAGCCGGGTGGCCATCAATGCTGCTGCTCTATCTGACCCTGCTGAGGTTGCAGAGTATATGCGCGGCGAGGTCAATCAGATTGCGGAGGAAATCGCTCTGTTCCGCTATGACCCGGCCAAGTATGAGGCCCGCGTCCGGGAACGCCGGTCGTGGACTGATAAACTGGGCGGTGACGAGGATGAGTGACAACGCCGCAGTAGACCGCCTGAATGCTCTGGTGTCGAAGCTGGTGGCAGCTATTCGCCCGCCGCCCAACGTGACGGTCAGCGAGTGGGCAGCACAAAACCGCGTCCTGTCCCCGGAAGCATCTGCTGAACAAGGCCGCTGGCGCAACAGCAGAACGCCCTATCTGGTGGAAATCATGGACGCATACTCTGACCCTCGCGTCCATCACATCGTTGTCGTAGCGTCCTCGCAGGTCGGCAAGAGCGAATTTGAAAACAATGTTATCGGCAGAACGATTGACGTTGACCCCGGATCTATCCTTTTTATCCACCCGGTTCAGACTGATGCCAAGGAGTACAGCAAGCTGCGTATCGCTCCCATGATACGAGACTGTCCTACCCTGCGGGCAAAGGTGGCAGAGAGCAAGAGCCGAGACAGCGGCAACACCATTCTGCAGAAGTCTTACCCCGGCGGCATCCTGACCATGTGCGGCTCCACCGAGGCGCACGCTCTGGCATCGAAACCCATCCGCTATGTGCTGGGGGATGAACGTGACCGCTGGGCTGCGAGTGCCGGCACTGAGGGCGACCCTTGGGAACTGGCAATGGCCAGACAGACCACGTTCTATAATTCGAAGGCGGTGGAGGTCAGCACCCCCACCATCAAGGGCCACAGTGCCATCGCAAAGTCCTACGTCAAGGGAACGATGGAACGCTGGGTATCCCAGTGCCCGCACTGCAAGGGCTTCCACGAACTGCGCTGGGAAGATATTCGGTACGATTACGACACCATTGAGACCCACGGCGAGAAAACCTACAAGGTCAAGGATGTGTGGTATCTCTGCCCGGAGTGCGGCTGCATTTCGGACGAGGTGACCATGAAGCGGGCACCCGCTCACTGGCAGGCTGAAAATCCGGCAGCCTATGAGAACGGCATCCGCAGCTTCTGGCTGAACAGCTTCGTCAGCCAATGGGCGGCATGGAAAGACACCGTGCTGAAATACCTGAACGCCTTGGGCGATACCAAGAAGATGCAGGTCGTCTACAACACCCGCCTTGGGCTGCTGTGGGAAGACCGTGGCGATGTGCAGGACGAGGATACCATGCTGGGCCGCAGGGAGGAATATCCCGCAGAACTGCCGGAGGGCGTTCTGGTGCTGACTGCTGGCGTTGACACGCAGGATGACCGCATGGAGTACGAGATCGTGGGCTTCGGCCACTTCGGGGAAACATGGGGCATCGAAAAGGGCATCGTCAGCGGCAGACCTGACAGCGATGAAGTCTGGCAGCAGCTGGACGAACTGGTGTTTGACCGCAAGCTGAAATTTGCTGATGGCGTGGAACTGCCTGTGTCCATCAAATTTGTGGACGAGGGCGGTCATTTCACCCAAGAAATACGCCAGCGGTGCCATGACCGCATAGGCAAAAAGGTTTTCTGCATCAAGGGTTTTCCTGGCTCTGATAGGCCGTTTACCAGCCCTCCGAAGCAGCAAAAAATCACGGTGCAGAACCGCTACATCGGGATGTGCTGGCAGTACCAGTTGGGCGTTGACTCCGGCAAGCAAATCATCATGGACGATTTGAAAGTGCAGGAGCCGGGTGCCCGGTACTGCCACTTCCCGCGCCGGGACGATTACGGCCTCGGCTATTTCAACGGCCTGCTGTCTGAGCATTTAGTTTACAAGGATGGCCACCGCAATCCGTGGCAGTGGGAGAAAATCTCCGGCCATGAGCGCAACGAGCCGTTGGACTGTAGAAACTACGCTCTGGCGGCTTTCAAGGTGCTGCCGAAAGACCTCGATGCCATTGACCGCAGGCTGAAACAGCTGCGTAGCAAGGCAGTCGATACCCCGGCAGCGGTAAATATTCAACAACCCATCTCCCGCTCCCAGCCAACCGGCAGGAAGCGGGAGAAACTTTTAGATGACTGGTGAGGTATGAGGTATGGATACCGTGACCATCAAAAAGCGGCTGGAGTTCCACACGCAGCGGCTTGACAACCTATATTTGGCCTACAACAAGCTGCTTTCCGGCGGCGTGAAAAGCTACCGTCTTGATGACCGGGAACTTACACGCCTCGACCTCGGCAAATTGAGCGATGAAATCAAGGATGCCGAGGAAAAAGTCGATGAACTGACTGCGCTGCTGAACGGTCAGAGTGCCCGCAAGGCATTTGCCGTTATTCCGCGCGATTGGTAATTTTTTAGGGTAACAGCCCATCTGGGCTTTTGCCGCGGGCTGGCTGCTTTTTACTCCTTTCCCCAGCCAGCCCGCTTAGTTTGAAATTTACGGAGGCGATTACTTTTGAGCGTCAGATACCGCGTCACTGCTGCACCGCAAGCCAGCGGATACAGCGAAGCGGGCGCATCCCACAAGCGGCGCGCGCTGCGGGCATTCTTCCCCAACAGCAACTCGCCGAGCAGCGATATACACGACAACGCCGACACCCTGCGGCAGCGCAGCCGGATGCTCTACATGAGCGCACCGATTGCCACGAGTGCCATCAACACCAACCGCACAAAGGTGGTCGGCACTGGCCTGACCCTGAAAGCTACTGTTGACAGGGATGTGCTGGGGCTTTCCCCGGAGGCAGCCAAAGAATGGCAGACCAAGACCGAGGCAGAGTTCCGGCTTTGGGCAGAGAACCGTCGCAGCTGCGATGCCATGGGGCTGAACAACTTCTACGGCTTGCAGCAGTTGACGTTGAAAAGCTGGCTCATGAGCGGCGATGTGTTCGCCGTGGTGAAAATTCGCAACCCGGACAAGCTGCATCCCTATGGTCTGCGGCTTCATCTTGTTGAGGCCGACCGAGTGTCCACCCCGGACAAGTTCGGCGGTCTGCTGGATGGCCTGGGCTACACCGAGGGCAAGAACCCCAGCAACGGCAATAAAATCTATGACGGCGTGGAAGTGGACAGCAGCGGCGCAATCGTGGCCTACTGGGTGCGCAACACCTACCCGCACGAGTGGAAGAACGATATAACCACATGGCAGCGGGTGGAAGTGGTTGGCGATAAAACCGGGCTGCCCCAGATCCTGCACATCATGGAATCGGAACGCCCGGACCAGTACCGCGGCGTTCCGCTCATTGCGCCCATCATCGAACCGCTGCTCCAGCTGCGCAGATACACCGAATCGGAACTGATTGCAGCACTGGTCCAGAGCTACTTCACAGCGTGGATTGTGTCGCAAACGCCCAAGAGTGCAATTCCGTTCAACGAAGTGGGTGGTGGCGACCTCGGCGGCGTTCCTGTTGACAACCCGCAGACCGACAATGCCAGCCATAGCGAGAACGAGTACGAGATGAGCCCTGGTCAGGTGTTCCACCTCAACAAAGACGAGGACATCAGGTTTGGAAGCCCGAATGTTCCGACCGCTGGCTTCGATACGTTCGTCAAAACGCTGTGTAAGCTGATGGGCGGCGCCATTGAGATGCCGTACGAACTGCTGCTGAAAGAGTTCAACGCCAGCTATTCGGCAAGCCGCGCCGCCCTGCTGGAGGCGTGGGAGGCGTTCAAGATGCGCCGCACATGGTTGGTGGACAGCTTCTGCCAGCCTGCGTATGAAATCTGGCTGGCGGAGGCCGTAGCCCGCGGGCGAGTAATCGCTCCGGGCTTTTTTGATGACCCGTTGCTCCGTGCAGCGTGGTGCGGTGCCCGCTGGATTGGCCCTGTTCAGGGTAGTCTTGACCCGCAGAAAGAGGTCGAGGCAGCAATTCTCCAGACTCACCACGGTTTCCGCACCCATGAGCAGGTCACCCGCGAGATGGGCGGCGGAGACTGGGAAGAAAACGCCGAACAGCTGGCTCGTGAAAACGAGCTGCTGAAAGCCGCTGGCAGCGAGGGCGTAATCGAGACCACCGCCAGCATTACGACACAGGGAGGTAAGCAAAATGCCCAAACCAAATAACGCACCGCAGGTGAACATCCAGCGGCCTTGTTACGCAATGGCCAGCACTGACGGCCAGACCGCCGACATTACCATGTACGGCGATATCGTGGAAAAACAGCCCATCGACAGATGGACCAACGAACCGATTCCCGGTCAGTACATCGTTGAGAGTGAGTTTCTGAACGACTTGGCACAGATTGAGGGGTGTTCACAAATCACCATCCGCATGGACAGTTTGGGCGGCGATGCAGGCGTTTCCATCCTGATTCACAATCGGCTCCGGGAGCTGGCGGCCAAAGGCACCAAGCTGGTCTGTATCGTGGACGGTGTGGCAATGAGTGGCGGCAGCCTTATCATGTGCGCCTGCGATACCGTCCGCGTAAATCCGTCCAGCCTCGTGATGATTCACAAATGCTGGAGTTTTGTTCTTGGCGCATACAACGCAGATGAACTGCGCAAGGCTGCCGATGCCAACGATGCGTGGGACAAGTCGCAGGTCAGCATCTACAAGCGCAAGACGGGGATGTCTGAAACTGTGCTGTTGCACATGATGGCCGACACTACCTATATGACAGGCAAAGAGGCCGTAGAAAAGGGCTTTGCCGACGAACTGCTGGATGATGCTGAACCCGTTGCAATCTCCGCAAGCGCAGACCGTCAGACCATCTACGCAAATGGTCACGCCCTGCGCCTGATGCCTGGCGTAAAGTTGCCCGACAACATTCCTATGGCTAAAGCGGCTGCACCTGCTGCCGCTGCTGCAAATACACCGGCGGCACCCGCCGCCCAGTCCAACGAAGGAGGACAATCCACTATGGCAAACAATGCAAATCCCACCCCTGCAACCCCCGCAGCGGAAAACCCGCAGACCGCAGTTGACGCAGCCGTGAGCGCGGAGCGCAACCGTCTGGCCGAAATCGATTCGGTAGCAAACCTGTTTGACCCCGCTCTGGTGCAGGAGGCTAAGTACGGAGAGACCGCTTGCGATGCTCGCGAACTGGCATTCCGCGCCGCCAAGGCTGCTGCCGCGCAGGGGCACGAGTTCCTGAAGAATCTGGCAGCGGACAATGCTGCTTCTGGCGCACAGAGTGTGGAGGCTGTTCCGGGCGCGTCTGCATCCGGTGCCCCGGAATCCCTGCCTGATGCAAAGGGTAACGTGCCCAAGACGCAGGCAGAGCGCATGGCTGCTGCCGAAGCAGCCGTCGCTGAACTGCTGGACGACGATAAGAAGTAAGGAGGAACACAACTATGAGCGAACTGAGCAAATCTCTCGGCACCATGGAGTATGACGGCCTGATTGCCGACATCAACCCCAAGCTGGTTGTCGGCGGCGGCACCCTCCGCAAGCTGGGCACCGCCGGCACCATCAAGCGCGGCACCATTCTGGCAAAGTCCGGCGGTACCGCAGGCGATAACAAGCTGGTGGCACTGGGCACCGCTGCCAGCGGTGATACGGAGACCCTGACCGCATACGCCATCCTGTGCGATGATGTTGAGGTCGGCACCACTGATGATGTGACCGTCCCTGTTTATCTGGCCGGCTGCTTCAACCTGAACAAGTGCGTCACTATCAATGACCATACCATCACCGAGGCCGAGAAGGATGCCCTGCGTAACGGCGGCATTTTCTTCAAGGCTGCTGCACCTGCACTGTAAGAGGAGGAACTACAATGCCTGCTGAACTGAATTTCTTTGACACCTATACCCTGATGGCCGTGCAGAAGCGCATTGTGCCCAAGCAGACTTTTTTCCGTGACCGCTACTTTCCCACGGAGGAGAGAGACATCTTCAGCTCCAACAAGGTGCTGACCGAGTACATGGACGGCGACCGCAAGATAGCAGCCTTTGTGTCGCCTCGTGTCGGCGCAATCCCGATGGAGCGCATGGGCTACGAGGTCCACGAGTTTGAGCCTGCGTCCATCGGTGTGAGCCGTCCTCTGACCTCTGATGACCTGACGAAGCGTGGCTTCGGCGAGGCCATCTATGCCAACAGCACCCCTGCCCAGCGTGCCGCAAAACTGGTCCAGAACGATCTGGCTGACATGGATGGCCGTATCACCCGCACCGAGGAGTGGATGTGCGCACAGACCATGCTGGACAACGGATGCGTCATGCAGGAGATGATCGACAACGTGACCAAGGGCGAGGCAAAGGTCGTGAATTTCTACAATCCCGGCCACGAGAACGACCACATCTACACTGCCGCCCACAAGTGGAACGAGGAGGGTGGCAATTTCTTTGGCGATGTTCCTGCCATGTGCCGTCTGCTGTCCAAGCGCGGCCTGCGCGCTGCCGACCTGCTGCTGGGTGCTGATGTTTATGACGCAGTGATGGATCTCGAAAAGGTTCAGCGTCTGCTGGATAAGAATTCCGGCATCATCATCGGTCAGATTGAGCAGCAGCTGAGCGCATACGATGGCGTTACCTACGGCGGCACCCTCAACTTCCGCGGCTACAAGTTGAATCTGATTTCTGTTGATGAAACCTATGTGGATTCCACCGACAAGGAGCAGAGTTACTTCCCCAAGACCGATGCCGTGATTACGGCTCCCGGCTGCGGCCATCTGATGTATGGTGCCATCACTCAGATCAACTACGGCGACACCATCCAGTCCACCATTTCTGGCCGCCGTGTTCCGAAGTTCAGCATCGATCAGGAAAACGACACTCGCAAGACCGCCCTGAAGTCTCGTCCTCTGGCTGCACCCAAGAACTACATTCCGTGGATTCGCGCCAAGAACATGGTCGGCTAAGTCCGACCTGAAAGGAGTACACCGATGATTGTTGAAATTCTTTGCGGTGGCTACGGCTGCCCCACCAAGACTGGCGTTCACACTGTTGCGCATGGCGAGCGGTGCGAGGTCAGCGATGCCGAAGCGGCCCGCCTTATCGGGCTGGGTGTGGCGAAATGCGCGTTTTCTGCGCCCACTGCCCCGGAAACCGTCCCTGCGGACGTTCCGGCAACTGCGAAAGGTAACGACACCCCCGCAGCCGAAGCCTCGCAGAACGGCTCTGAGGCGGCACACCTCGACCCTGACCAGCTGCACGATATGACCGTTGCCAACCTGAAAAAGCTGGCTGCGGATATGGGCATCGACACCAAGCAGCTCAAGACCAAGGACGCACTCATTCAGGCTATCTGCGCCGAGGACGTTGTGCCCGGTGACGAGTGCACCGATGGTCCTGAACTGGCAGCTGCGATGCCCACGGCGTGAGTGCCTTTAAAGACGCTGTGCAGGAAGACCTGAACAGCGTCTTTCTGAATCTGGATGAGTTCGCCGAAACGCACACGGTCTACTATGATGGAGAGGAATACCCTGACGTTCCTCTGGTTCTGACAGGCCTCTCCGAAAAGGAGCGTGTACGCCAGGCCATCAGCGACCATGCGCAGGGTCTGTACCGGGTCAGCCGGGTGCTGCACTGCGATATTGCAGCCCTCGGCGGAAAGCAGCCTGAGAAGGATTGCAAGCTGGGCATTGACGAGGATGGATTCGTCCGAAACTACTATGTGGCATCCTCTGTCTGCGAGATGGGGATGCTGCGGGTGGAACTGGAGGCGATTGACGAATGAGTGATGTGACAACGGACACCATGATGCACAGCGTAGCTGCTGGCATCACCGTTGACATTGCAGAGGAAGGATTTGACCGGGTGTCTGCCCTCCTCGCCGGAATTCCCGGAGGTGCCAATCGTGCTGTAGGATCTGCGCTGGCTCGCGCCGCTGCCGCCGGAAAAACGGTGGCGAAGCGGGCAGTCACGCAGGAGTATGCCATCAGCAGCAGCGAATTTTCCAACCGCACAAAGAATATCAACAACATCCAGCGGGGCAGCAATGGCGAGGTTTCTATCAACTTCGGCTACCGTGGCAGCGTCATCCCCCTTAGAGTTTTCGATACCAAGGTGGACCGCAGCGGCCGCGTGGTAACTCGCGTGAAGAAGTCCGGCGCGAGACAGGCACTGGACCACGCTTTCGAGGCAAAGATGGGCTCTCACTATGGCATCTATGAGCGGCAAGGAGAAAAACGGTTCCCGGTCAAGGAACTGTTTGGCCCTGCCACCCCGCAGATGATGTACTCCAACGAGAATGTCATGGACTCCATTGAGGAGAAAATGGCATCCACCTATGAGGAGCGCATTGAGCATGAAATCACGCGAATTTTGAACGGATGGGGTGTCTGATATGACCAGTGTTGTTTTGCTTGAACAGCTGAAAGCCTTTACGGAGAAAATCATGGCCGACATGATTCTCCCGGTGGCTATGCAGCAGGGCGATACCGAACAGGCCTACCGTGCCCCGGAAGTCTATCTGATGCGGCTGCCCGACAGCCGTTCGGCTAAGAAGAAAGCCCCGTACATCATCCATCGGGTCATCCCTCTGGAAACGGAGCAGCAGCCCGGCAGCGAGGAGCGGACGGTGGTTTCTGTGCGCTCTATCTTTTGCTGCTACAACCCGGATGAACAAGAGGGCGACCTTGCTCTCCTGAACATGATGGAGCGGTTTCGTGTGGAATTGCTCAAAGTTCGCAAAGTAGGCGGAACCGGCACTGATGGCGAGCATCGGTATCAGTTTACGCTTGTCCTTTCTCCCGGTCACAAGCTGGAAAGCGTTCCCTACGATGAGGAAACCAAACCGTATTACGCCGGAGAGATGATTACCCACTGGAAGCTGCCGACCGTGCAGCAAACGGAGGATATTAGATTATGGCGGTAAAAAAGACCGCGGCGGAACAGCCCGCCGAAACCACCGTGAACGCCGAGCCTGCGCAGAGCAAGCCCGGCGTTTCCATTTACGTTGGCCCGTCCATTCTGGGCTATATCCAGAAAAACACGATTTACCCTTGCGCTGCTGCGGAGGCGGTGAATCGTGACGATGTGAAAATTGCCACCGGGAAATATCCCGGTGTGGCCGACTTCGTCATCGATGTGGCCGAACTGAACACCACGCCTGAAAAGGCAAAAGCACGCAGCGAGGCTATCCTTGCGTATGCCCGGATGCTCGCCAAATCTAAGTAAGGAGGATTACATACTATGGCAGATCATGGTATTAACGTCAGCCGCGCCGACACCGCCGTGGCAACCCCGAACGCCGCAACCTGCGGCATTCCCTTTGTCATCGGTACTGCGCCGCTGTCTAAG